TGTCGGCATCTGTGTTGACGTTGGAACCATTGCATCCGCAATAATTGGGGACGCTGCGGCAAGTCCTAGTTTCCAGTTGTCTTTGGCAAACGCCATTGGGTCTGCTTTAACTGCGTCAAAACCAGCGGATAATGTTTTTCCTGCATTAGCGGGAAGAAGCGAAGATTTAGTAGCTTCTGCTGCGGCTTGGTTAAGAACGCCTTGTTCAGTTAACCCCGACTCCGCCATCCTTGCGGCAATTTGCTCTTTTGTAAGGGCACCCATTGCACCTTGTTGCGCAGCTCCTACACCCACACCAGCCATAGAACTAGCTAAACCTGCACCGCCATACGCACCCAAACCAGCCGACAAACCCTTGCTTAAACTGCCGGTGCGCAATGTTTCAAAGCCGCCAACGGCAAGGCCTGTACCTACAGCTGCGCTAGTACCCAAAGCGCTACCAATAGCGGTACCAAGGCCGGGGGCAAACATATTAAGACCAAAGCCAATAACCGCAGGGAGTAACTTCTTCAAAAAGCCAGCTTCCACCAAACCTGTTTCGGGGTTAATTGTCAACGACCCACCATGTTTTAACGCCAACGCCTGAAGACCCGCAACTTCGCCGGGGGTCATGTGGACAAGCATAGAGTCATCGCCTCTACCTTTGGAGGCCATGTGGTTGGCTATTGCGTTAAGGCTCATATTTGCCTCTCAAAATGGGGGTTAATTAAGTTTATCATGTTGGTAGCGCTGACACAAATGAAAGTGTGGCTACAACAGATTGTGTAGACGGTTTAGTAGGTGTGCCAGAAGCCGCAAGGTGTTGGATAGTCACGGCAGTATTTGGTACAGACCAGTATATTTGAACGTAGTCTTGGGCGTTCATTGTCAAAAAATAGTTCCAGCCAATGATTGAGTGACCGTTTGTGCCGGCGTGTCTGTTTGGAACAGATATAAAGCCTGTCGATCCGGTGATGTCTTCGCCGTTTTGTTTTAGCCAAATGTACACATCTTGAAAAGCCGTATCAGTGTTTTGAAACTGAGCGCTAAACTGCAAGTTGTATATGCCGGGGTTGACGGCCTTAATTTTTGAGTCGGTGTCTAAAACTACATCATTAGAAAAATCGGTTGTATTAAACGTCATCAACGTGGCGGTGTTAGTCGTAGTTGTTTGATCCTGATCGCTAGAAAATGCGCCGTACGGAAAGGCCAAGTACCTACCACCACTGTTCCCTAGTAACTCAGACAAAGCGTTTCTAAGCTGGTTGAAATACAAGCGCAAGATGTTGGTAAACTGGTCCTGATACCTGCGCTCGTACTGCTCCGTCCCCAGTGGTAAATTGGGTACAGCAGGGTTAATGATGCGGTTACTGTTAGCCATCAGCGTCTTCCGTCTGCACGGATATCAATACGGGGAGCGCCCAACTGCCAAGCAGTGTTAACTTGGTTAGAACTGATCTTGAAGATCATCTGGCGACCACGCAAGCGTGTGTAAATTTGCCCCGTAAACTCTTCCGTAATGTTGTACGTACTGCTTGAAGATACCGGCTGGCCTGCATCACTTGTGACACCAGAGCCTGAGTTAGCCAAACCAAACAATTCCATGGTCACTGTTGGCGTAGTGCCGGATGGGGAATTTGTAGAGTTCTCAAAGGTCAGGTCTGGCAAGATACGCCATACAAAACCAAAGTTGTGGCCATCGCCAATATCAAACTCAGAAGAAGAGATGTACGCGTTAAGCGGCAGGACTTCGGGGGTCTCGACGTCGTTTAACCCAAACTCATGGTTAACCAAGTTGTAGCTGTACGTGGCCGCAATCGGCGTTGGCAATAGCCCTGAATCAAGCCAAGCAGTGCGCGCCATGGTTCCGTAGTACCAGATTTTTTCGACGTAGTTGTAGATCACATACTTGTCTACAGTCGTGCTGCTGCCAGAACAATAGAACCACCAGACTTCATTGAAGCCCTCGTTAGTGCCACAGAAAATTTGAAGCGTTTGGTCTGGGTTTAGGTTTTGAAAAACGTGACGGCGTAGATCGCAGTTAAGCGTTTGTATACGGCCATCGTATGCGTAGAACTTGTCCACCCCCATCCAGAACACAATACCGGAAGCAATAACAGCCGCGTTGGGGCTGATGATAGAGATGTTGTCGCCCAAAAGCTGAGCTGCCCATACATACGGAGGACCAAGGTACTGAAGTGAATACGCGCTTGAGTCAGTAAACACCACAATCTCTTGACGGGCCTGCACAGTCGTAATGATCTGAGAGCCGTGAGATAGTCGGGTAAACCCTGCCTGATTGGTGGGGTCTGGCGTCCAGTTATAGGGATCGTTTTGGCCTGACCAGCGAATCAGCATAGGGTCAATGGCTGTCTGACCATAATCGTTCGTACCAAATACCATCACAAAGCGTGAAGCATCTGAGACAGCCAGTGTGTTTTGCACCACCGGCGCATCAACAATGTTTGAGACGTAAACGCCCGAGCCAGTAGACGTGGTGCTGACTTCATTACCAGCCGCGTCAAGAAGCCCAAAAGTCAAGCCGTCAACACTAAAAGCGTAATATGTAGTTGACACAAGAATGCCAGTCGGCAAAGATGTCGTAGCGGCAAACTGAAGCGCCGCGCCTTCGGTAAACGCAATCGTGGAAGTCACAACAGTAGGCACACCCGTCACAGCACTGTTGGTAAATGTTACGTTTCCGCCCAGCGTATTAAGCGCTACACCTCGGCTAGACAAACCTGCAGTGGCATCCCAGTAAAACACCCCGCCACCACGGGGACCAAACACAAGGTCTTCACCGTAGTTAGTCTGGCTCCAGACTTGCAAAGCGCTGGTGCTCGTAGTGCCTGTACCCCAAGGACCTTCACCCCATCCACCTGCACCCCAGCCCGTCAAAGGAACCGCGTAGGCCGGGCCAGCATTGATTTGGTACGCGGCAACGACGGCGGAGCCACCATAAGAACCGGCAGGAATTGCCGACGGCACCGTGATAGCAAAGGTATCAAGGCTTATAACAGTGAGTTGGTACTCCGCATTCCATGTTGAAGCGTATGTGCCTGTTGCGCCACTGAATGTAACAAAAGAGCCGGTAGTAGCACCATGCGCTATAGAACTCACTACAACTGTAGTTGAGCCGTTAGCTAAAAAAGGGTTTGCCCCCAACGTAACCGTCGAGCGGATGGGCGTGATGTCGTTGTAAACGCCGCCCTTTTCAATGTAGAACTTAGTGTTTGTTCCAACGCCGACCAAATTCAAAAAGCCAAGCGTCACCCAGTTCCATAATGAGCGACAAACCCCGTTAAAGGTGTAGGTTAATATTTGCTCCCAGCCACCAATAACTTCAGGGTTGCCTTGACGGAAACGAATTTTGTCGCACTCGTACCAACCACCCTCAGTGGTATAACGCGTATTCTCTTTATTTACGCCGGGCTTAAACAGAATCTTTTGTAATGGCATGGCTCATTTTCCCATTAATTTGGGCGCGCATCAAGCATAAAGCCGTGTGCCTGTTTTGTCGATAATCAACGCTTGTTTTCTTGGTTTAGCATCTGGCGTGTTTGGAATGCTTACATGGGTCCAGCGGTCAAACTCACGGATGACTTGGTCGTAGGGCAGTCCAGACGCAATGATTCTTTTGACAACTTCATCTGGCGTTAGTGTAGGTACTCTGATGTCCACAGCACAACCAATGCGATGCTGACTAGTATCTTTAGAGCCAACAGCATCATTGACTTGCTTACTGCGAAAAGCAGAGTTAACCATGACTGGTCTTCCGCCCACGGCAATTTTGACTTCCTCAAGGAAGGCGGCGAGCCGCTTAAGGTTCTCCAGCTCGGCTTCGTTTGGGGTGTTGTCATACTGTCTGTGGTCAGTGTGCGTGAGTTCTTCAAGGGTGAAATGCGGTGTCAAGTTCATTTTACGAGCTCCTTGTGCATAGCGTCAGTTTTGTCTTTACTTGATTTGCTAGAGCCGTAAAAGAAGCTGATGATGGTTGCCACGGCTGTACCAAGTAAGAACCCAAGAATGATGTTGCCAAAATCTTTGCCAGAGTCAGGGACATCCCCAAATGTAATAGCAAAAAAATACACCATTGAGCCACCAGACCAGAACCAAGCAAACCAATAAATAAAGTGTTTGGCAAATTTGTCGTCTTGGTTAAGCGCGACTTCCTGCATGTGCCGTGCGCTGTTGCGATCCGCGTTCTCTAATTCAAACTGCTTCAGGTCTATTTCGGCCAGTTTCTGCGCCGCTAACGGGTCGCCCGCAATGGCTTTGGCT